AATTTAAGAAAGATAAGTAATGCAAACGTTTCTACCATACCCTGATTTTATACAATCTGTAAAAGTTCTCGACTATCGTCGGTTAGGAAAACAGCGTGTTGAAACTTTTCAAGTTTTAAATATACTACTTGAAAGAACGCCAACTAAAGGTTGGAGAAACCATCCAGTTACACGCATGTGGTCAGGATATGAAGAGGCTTTAAAGTTGTATCAAAATTTTACTATCTTAGAATGGATAGATAGAGGATATAAAAACAATATGAAGTTTGAAGATGTAAATCATTCTTCTATTGTTTATCCAGATTGGTTTGGTCAAGACTTGTTTCATAGATCTCATAGGTCTAATCTTCTTAGAAAAGATTATGAATATTACTGTCAATATTTTGACGAGCCATCAGACCTAGAATATCATTGGCCACTATGAGCGTTACAGTATACTTAGCCGGTGCTATGGACTATGTAGGAGACTACGCAAAAGGATGGAGACAGGAAGCTGCATACATGTTGTCTTTGCGCGGGTACAAAGTTTTTGATCCAACAGCTATACCGGAAGATCAAACTATGTCTCCGGATGAAATTGTACAAAAAAATTTGTTTATGCAGAAGAAATCAGATATTCTTCTGGTAGAATACATGTTAGAGAATAGAGCTTACATAGGTACTGATTACGAAATGGCTTGGGCAAAAATCAACAATCAGCCAACAGTAGTGATGTGCTCTAATCAAAATAAAGATCGTCCATATATGAAATATATGGCCACAAGACTTGCAGATACCCTGCAAGATGCTATAGAATATATAGCAATCCATTATCCAACAAAATAAAAGGAAAAAATAATGTCAGACAATAAGTTCAAATACTTTGCTGTTACAACAACTAGCTTGGTCAAGGCCAATAACAAGACAGAAGCACAGAAGGTGGCCATGGGTCGTCGTGGATCTGATGGAGAGCTTTTGTTTAAGTCAACAGAAATTGAACGCATTTCGTCAGTAGAAGCACGTGAGCAATTAGAAGAATTCACGGCCTGATATTAATTGCTGTAAGTGGAGGGTTGGGTTTTTCCTGGCCCTCCACTTTATTTATAAAGAGGAAATATGCTAATAGCACAAATGGTTGGAAAAAATGAATCAGGAAGATTCTTAGACAAAGTACTTGAAAGACTATCTACTCAAGTGGATAAGATAGTATTCACAGATGACTGTTCAGAGGATGACACAGTACAAATTGCATCTAAGTATGCGCAGGTTTTTACTAGTAATGAAACGATGTTTGAAAAACACGAGGGTCACCTTAGACTCAATGCTTGGAAAAATTTAGAAACAGTAGCCAAAGAAGGTGACTGGATCATAGCAATTGATTGCGACGAAATGTTGTTTCATGAAGATGGTGTAGAGATTAAAAAAGTCTTACAGTCAAACCCTTATGATGTCGCCAATGTTAGGTTCTACCATATGTGGAACAAAACTCAGTATAGGGTTGACAAATTATGGGCTCCAAATAACAGCTCTAGAATTTTTAGATATACAAATGGTGGCACCTTTCTAGATAAAAAACTAGCCTGTGGTTCTGAGCCAACATATGTTGTTGATTGGCTAAAGCAAAAAAACTATTGGGTTCACTCCGGTCTTGCAATGCAGCACCTTGGTTACCTCAGAGATGAAGATAAGATTATGAAGCATAAAAGATATATGTCCATAGACAAAGGTGAGTTTCATAACATTCAACATATCGAATCTATAATAGACCCTAATCCCGTACTAGTAAATTGGAACTTAAAATGAAAACATATAACACTAAAGAAACAATAATAAAAGTAACAGATCTTATAGAAAAGAAAAAAAGATTTGCCTTTGTATCATATACAAGATCTTCATTTTTTTCTATTATTGGCGATATTAAGGGCGATAAAAAACCACCAAAGAATTTTGTTCAGTCAATACTAACTAGTATTACCTCTAACGATCCTCATTATATTGCAGGAATACAACCTGATTTTATCTATTCACAGCAGGATAAGCTTAGCAAGGTTGGCCTAAAAGATAAAGTATTTTATGATTCATGCTTTCTTGAGAATTATATCAATGAAGACTATGATATATTTAAAACTTTTATGCAGTATTACTTTAAGCACAACAAGGTGTTAGTTATCTCTTTCCAGCATAAATCAAATATTGGAAAGTTTTTCTCCAAAGATTCTGCATTTATACAAGTTCCATACAATGATTTTTACGATAAGGTAGATTCAATATTAGCTCAAGTTTCTGAGTTCGATGGTGAATATCAAATGTGCATTCTAGATTGCCCCATGTTTGCTTCCGCTATAGCTCCTAAGCTTTGGGAAAAAACAAAGATGTCAATCTTAGACTTTGGAAAAACACTAACTGTAGCACGAGCATTTGATAGAAATAAAGAGGGTGCACTTGAAGAAAAAATGGGAAGAACAACAAGACGATGATGAGTTTCTCAAAGATCTTTTGTTTGAAAGCAATTTATCTACAAGTCAAATAGCAGCAGAACTATCATATTCAATTCCTGACCTAAATAAAAGAATAAAACAATTAGGTCTTTCTTGGATAAAAGATAAAAATAAAAAGATGTCAAGAGGCCAAACTGCCCTCACTCTAGTTATGAAAAAACTTTTACCAGGGGAAGAAATCATTAACGAGCATCACCTAGGTGATAAGCTAAGACTAGATGTCTACTGTCCAAAGTACAATCTGGCTGCAGAGTATCATGGTAGACAGCATTTTTTTTATACTCAAAGATTTTTTGATACAAAATATGAATTTGAAGAAGCACAAAAAAGAGATGAAAAAAAAATGCAGATGTGCAAAGAGTTAGGAATAGCTCTTATCGTATTTAGATACAATGACAACCTGTCAGAAGAGTCTGTCTATGATAGAATGTTACAGGCCATAAAGAGTGCACCCGATGTGCCAGTGCGTGTTCAGAAAAGAACATTAAAGAATAATCAATTTTACTTAGAGGCCAAGAAGAAGAACTCTGAAAGTAGAAAAGCTTATTATAAAACAATGAAAGAAAAAAGAAAACAAGATGGAAACTGAACTAGACACGGAACAAAAAGAAAAAGAATTCCCAGTCGAGTATCAGATATTTGCTCTTTCGCTTAGAGAAAAAGATGCAATAGTTTTCTTTGACGCTTTTTTGCCAGAAGACATAGTAGGCACCATACACGGTCAGACTGGGATAAATGAGTTCTATAAAGCACTACTGGCATATCATCATACAACAAAACTAGACGAAGTAAACCCTATAGCTTTTAAAGTGTGGCTAGACTCAGAGACCGATATTTACTCTGCTTTAGGTGGAACATCTGGGGTTGACGCAATGATGGATATTCTAATGTCCATGGAACTTTCTACACCGGAGTCTATTACTAAGTTGGTTAAACACAAGGCCAATAAGAGAAAACAATTAGATTCTCTACAAGAACTTCAAATCTTAATAACCCAAAAGGGAGAAAAGAATGAAAAAGATATATCAAGAATAGCGCAGATCACTTCTGATATTAAAGATCTTGAAAACGAATTGAATTACAACCCTCTAGATAGTGTAACTACTGCTAACGATATATCAAAAAGAGCAGAAGACTTATTAGAGATACCAAACTTTTTGCCAACTCAATACAAAGCTTTGAATAGAGCTATGGGTTATACTGATGAAGGTGGATTCTTTAAAGGCGCTGTTCATGCAATAATTGCAGGATCAGGAAAGGGTAAGAGTACATTTGCAAAATGTCTGATTAATCACTGGGCCGATTCAGGCTACAAGGTGTTGTATGTAAACTTTGAGGAAGCAATTGCTCACTGGGAAAGAGTTTTAATGACTCAAATAATTGGAAAGAATGTTTACAAAGAGTCAGCAACCTGGAACGAAGAACAAAAGAGTAAGTATCTTGGAATCTTTAGAGATAAGCTTAATGAATGGGGAGATAGGTTCATGGTTAGACACGATCCTGAGACTCCTTACTTTGAAGATTTAGAGAGATGGCTTAGAGACATTATGGGAAGTGACGATCGTGTTCCAGATGTTATTGTCATAGATACAATCCAATCTATGTTTACAAGAGGTGGAAAAGGTAAACCTCGATGGGGCGAGTTTGAAGAGATGATGGTTCGCTTAGAGAAGCTAGCTAGAGATATGAACTGTGTGCTTATTATCACTGCTCAGGAAAACTCAAATAGAATGAAAGAAAAAAGAGAAGTTGTTCAACAGTCTGACACTGGTGGTTCTTTAGCTATACAACAAAAGTGTGCAGTAACAATATTCATTACAGATAAAAAGCTAGCTAGTGGTGATGACTCTGAAGATGAAAATATCATGCAACTGCAGATACCAAAAAATAGAATTACAGGATCCACTTTTGTTTACGATTCTCCTTTAGTAAGATATGTGGACGAAAGAAAAACATATGAAGAGTACGAAGCAATTACTCAAGACAACTACAAACAAGATTCAGATTTTGATGTCAGCGATCTAGCTGATTCAATGAGAGTGATTTAGGAAATTATGTTAAAACTAACAGTTAAAGAATTAAAAGATTATCAGCTATGTGGAAGACTGTACGATTACAGACACGTAGATAAGCTTACCGAGAAGATAGGTGGAAGAGATCTTACGTACATACGATATGAAAATGCCCTAAAGAGTATTGTTAATTTCTTCTTCTACAAAAAGCAATCAGGTTCAGTTCCATCATATGCTTC